GGATGAGGAACCCTCCAGAGAACTGTACTCACAGAGCGTCACGAGAACTCTAGACAGGAAAGGAATGGTCTATATGACCTTCACCCCTGAAAACGGCATGACTGAAACAGTCGCCGCCTTTATAAATAACATAAAGAAGGGGCAGAGCCTAACAAATGCCACATGGGATCATGCTTCCGAAAATGTGAAGTCCATGCAGGGAAGGAAGGGGCATCTTTCCGAGGATGCAATGGAGCAGATTCTATCTGCTTACTCCCCACACGAGAGGGAGATGCGTAGATACGGCAGACCGTCTATCGGTTCCGGCCTTATCTTCCCTGTCAACGAAGAAGAATTAATGACTGATCCAATAGAAATAGAGGATCATTGGCCCAGAATTGCGGCCATAGACTTTGGTTGGGATCACCCTACGGCTGTGGTATGGTGTGCAGTAGATAATGAAAGTGATACTTTCTACATATACGACTGCTATAGAGCATCTAAAGCAAGCCCGACGGTACACTCCGAGGTAATAAGACAACGACCTTATTTTATTCCGATAGCCTACCCGCATGACGGAAATCGCAGGGATAGCATGGGAAACCCCGGACTTGCCGAGCAGTATAGAAACTTAGGATGTAACTTTCTACTACAGCACTTCACAAACCCTCCGGGTTTGGGGGAGAAGAAAGGCTCTAACTCAGTAGAGGAGGGGCTGATGGCTATGCTACAGAGCATGGAGAATGGAAACTTTAAGGTATTCTCCACGCTCCACGATTGGTTTGAAGAGTTTAGGATGTACCACAGAAAGGAAGGGAAAGTGGTAGCACTTAGGGACGACTTAATGAGCGCCACACGGTACGCCTTCCAATCACAACGTTATGCCGTAGCCGGGTCTGACCCGGAATGGGCTAGCGATATAACCTATAGGAACTATGGAATTGTCTGACGATAGAGAATTACTAGCAAGAATCAATGTAGAAATACATGATGCACTAGGATATTACAACGATGATCTTGCAGAGCAACGAGAGTTGGCCCAAGAATACTACTATGCGTTGCCCTTTGGTAACGAGGTAGATGGCCGCAGTCAATACGTTGATTCCACTGTTCAAGATACAATCGAATGGATCAAACCCTCTCTTATGAGGGTATTCGCCTCTGGCGATGAGATGGTTAAATTCACCCCCCAAGGCCCGGAAGATGTAAAAGCCGCAGAACAGGCCACTGACTATGTGAACTATGTCTTTACAAAGGATAATCCCGGCTGGGAAATTCTTTATTCATGGTTCCATGATGCCCTTCTTCAGAAGAACGGTATTATTAAAGTATGGTGGGATGAGTATGAAGAGGCTCAGAGGGAAGAATACCATAACCTTGGTGAACTTGAGTTTGAGTATCTTATTTCTGAGGATGATGTAGAGGTTATTGAGCATACAGCGGTAGAATCAGAAGAAGAAACTTACCACGATGTTGTTATTAAACGCTCAGGATACAATGGTAAGGTTCGCATTGAGAATGTTCCTCCCGAAGAATTCCTCATTTCCCGCGAAGCCAAGGGAATACATGACGCTAGATTTACCTGTCACCGTGTAAAGAAAACACTATCTGAATTAAGGGAGATGTACCCAGATCAGGACTTTGGGCCTGAAGATTTGGGTAGCGGCGATGATATGATTGACCCCAATGCAGAGCGCCTTGCAAGATTCTCCTTTGATAACAGCCATGCAACCTTCTCTGGTTATGGGTTAGAAAGTAATACAGAGGAAGCATTAAGAGAATATTGGCTTTACGAATCATTTATTAAAACAGATTACGATGAAGATGGTATAGCGGAACTTAGGAAGGTTTGTTCTGTGGGCGATTATGTATTCTCTAATGAAGAGATTGACAAGGCTCCGTTTGTTTCTATCACCCCCTTAAAAATCCCCCATAAGTTCTACGGTCTGTCGGTGGCTGATCTTGTGATGGACTTACAGTTAATCAAGAGTACGCTACTGCGTAACCTAATGGATAACGCCTACAACCAGAACTACGGTAGGTATGCTGTCCTTGAAGGTCAAGCGAATTTGGATGATTTGCTAACCCAGAGGCCGGGGGGTGTAGTACGAGTTAAATCCCCCAATGCGGTCATGCCCTTGGCTACCCCTCCCCTACAGCCAGAATCATTCCAGATGCTGGGGTATCTAGATGAGGTAAGGGAGTCTAGGACAGGTGTAAATAAAAATACACAAGGTATCAACGCAGATGCCCTGACAAGCCATACAACGGCTACAGCGGTTAATGCTGTTATGACTAATGCCCAGAGCAGGGTAGAGTTGATTGCCAGACAGTTTGCAGAGACAGGCGTTAAGGAACTGATGTACTGCATCTACGAACTCCTCCTGAAATATCAGGATAAGGAGCGGGTGGTTATGTTAAGGAATGAGTGGGTTCCTGTACGCCCCGATAGTTGGTCAGACAAGATGGATTGCACTGTATCTGTGGCGCTTGGGAATGGCTCGAAAGACCAGCAGATGGCTCACCTCTCTCAGATGTTGCAGTTTGCGGGACAGGCTATGCAGGGTGGCTTACCTATCGTAACTCCACAGAATATGTATAACCTTGGAGCCGCCTTGATTAAGGCGATGGGTTATCAGAATGTAGATGACTTCTTGACTCAACCCCCGCCCCCACAACCTGAACAACCCTCCACAGAAGATCAGTTGGCCCAGATGGAGATGCAGGTCAAACAGAAAGAGTTAGAGATCAAAGCCGCAGACGTACAGGTTAAAATGCGGAAGATTGAACAGGAAGCAAAGAAAGATGCAGTTGATGCACAACTTAAAGCCGCTGAACTTGCATTAGAAGAGAAACAGAATAGAGGTGTCTTAATAGGGTGATAGACAAACAAAGAGAGGAACAAGCAAAACGCCTCCTCAATGACCCGATGTACAACGAAGCATTTGATTCATTAGGAGAAAGTATTTTTAACACTTGGGCAAACTCAAGTGTGAACGATGTCGATAGCCGAGAGCAATGTTGGCTGTCATTACGACTCCTTGAACGACTACGCCTTCATCTAACCAGTATTGTTGAAACTGGAGAGATGGCGAAGAAGATCAAGGAATACCATATATAGGAGAATTTATTATGGCGGATAAGCAAGAAGCCCCGCAACTTACTGACGGCAGTATCGTGTCAGCAACCAACGCCCTATTAGGAATGATGGAACCTGAAGAGGTCAAACCAGAATCCGAAGAGGCTCAACCTGAAGAAGTTGAAGAGTCTACTGAAGAAATTCAAGACGAATCATCTGAAGAGGTTTCCGAAGAGGAAGAAGAATCCGTTGAGGATGAGGACGAATCTGAGGAAGAGTTAGACGAGTATGAGGACGAAGAGGAACCCGGTCTTAATACCACCTACGCAGTTAAAGTAGATGGTGAAGAGGTTGAGGTAAGCCTTGACGAACTTATGCAGGGATATTCCCGACAGTCTGACTATACCCGAAAAACGCAAGAACTTGCAAGCCAGAGAAATGATATGGCCCAAATGCAACAGCAGTGGGCTAATGAAATCGTTCAGGCACAAGCGGAGCGTCAGCAGTATGTTGAAGCACTTGGACAATTTATAAATAATTCAGCGCAAGGACTGGAACAGTTTGCAAATATAAATTGGGAACAACTGAGAGAATCAGACCCCATTGCATTTGTAACCAAAAAAGAGGAATTGCGTGATGCCGAGAATAACGTGCAGAGAGCGCGGGATCAGCAGGCCCAAGAATTTAATATAGGACAGGAAGAGTTAGCGAAATTGCGATCTCTAGCCGTTCAGGAAGAACACAAAAAATTAGTAGATGTTGTGCCTGAATGGAATGAACCAGAGAAACGCAATAAGATGGCATCCGAACTCTCAACTTATGCTTTAGAGCAGGGATATACAAAAGAAGAACTGAAAGAGTTAATAGACCATAGGCATTTCATTACTTTGATGAAAGCGCAAAAATATGATGCTCTACAGAAATCTGATGTAAAGTCCAAAAAGTTAAAGAATAAACCCAAGGTAATACGTTCAGGAAAAGGCGTAACTAAAAAGGCCAGTGATCGTAGTAAACGTGCTGATAAGATGAAGCGCCTCCAAAAGACAGGACATTCAAGAGATGCCGCTAGTCTTTTGGAGGATTTTATAGACCTTTAATTAGGAGTAATTACTATGGCAGTTCCTACTAATACGAACTATACCTTTGCTTCCGGTAGCGGTAGCACTCGTCTTAGTTCAATTC